CAACGGCTTCTCGCTGTGGATCTATCGCTGCCCCGATGATGCGCGCGCAGCTCTCACCACCGATGGTTATTTCGCTGACGCATCCGATCAGATCGCGCACGGCGACGTGCTGCTCTGCGCCGCATCCGATGGCGTTGCATTTCTCCGAATCACCAAAGCAGCCGACAAAATCACAGCCGGCGCGGTCAATGTGTTCTGATGTCTCACGCTGTGGGAAAATCTCTAAAGTAGAGCGGAATAGATGGCTAAGGGCTTCAAGACTGGTGGGCGAAAGGCTGGCACGCCGAACAAACTGGCGGCTAACGTTCGGAATATGATCCTGGATGCCTTGGATGAGGCTGGCGGCAAAGATTACCTCATTCAGCAAGCTACCCTAAACCCAGCCGCCTTTATGACGCTGATCGGCAAGGTTCTCCCAACGCAGTTGGTTGGCGATGAGGAAAATCCGGTGCAGTTCGTGATCCGCGGCCCTAGCCCGGTGGAGAGCGCGAAGGATTGGCTAAGGCTTCACGCTCCAATTACCGAGGACGAGACGACTACACAGCAAGGGTGAGCTGCGGAGACGTGCTGGCTTTGGTGCGTTCCAAGTAAGCAATCATCTTGCGCAGTAGGTCTATATCATCCCCGACATGGCCAAAGACGATGTTGCAGCGCCAGCAAATCCATCCTCGAAAGTGCCCGCGCTGATGGCAATGATCGAACATAATTGGTCGCTTAGGATCATTGCTGGAGCAGATATCGCAGGTTTCGGGTCGCGGTCTACCTGCGATAATCGCCCTGTCTGCAAGCCTGCGTTCAAGCCTGATAGCGCCTATACGCCGCTGTTAGGGGCAGCGTGGTGCTGAAACACTAACGTTGCCCCGCTCTACTACCACAAAAGTTCGACCTATCGAAACGGTATGGCAGCCACAGCCAGGGCCTCAGTCAGCTTTCGTCTCGTGTCCCATATTCGAGATATTCTTCGGCGGGGCGCGCGGCGGGGGGAAGTCAGATGGCGTGCTTGGGGAGTGGGTTTTGCACTCTGCCGAGTATGGCCCTGACGCGATAGGTTTGATGGTTCGTAGGACTAGAGTCGAGCTGGATGAGACTTTTGAACGCGCGAGGGTTATCTACGGGAAGATCGGCGCTCATGCGACCTACAATCCGCGTCGCATCACGATGCCAAATGGTGCGCGCATAACTTATGCCTATTTGGAACGAGACAGCGACGCCGATGTCTATCAGGGCCATAGTTACAGCCGTGTCTACGTCGAGGAGGTTGGGACATTCCCGTCAGCATCGCCAGTGATGAAGTTAATGGCTACGTTGCGATCTGGCGCACGGGTGCCTGTCGGTATGAGGTTGACGGGCAACCCAGGCGGCGCTGGTCACCATTGGGTAAAGCAAAGATATGTTGATCCTGCCCCGCTTGGCTGGAAAGTCATCCGTGATGCAACGGGCCTTGAACGTATATACATCCCGTCGCGTGTTGCGGATAACGTCTATCTCGGCCAAGACTACGTTCAACGCCTCAAGGCGAGTGGTTCACCTGAGTTGGTCAGAGCCTGGCTTGAGGGTGACTGGTCGGTTGTATCTGGTGCGTTCTTCCCGGAGTTCTCGCTGGCGCGCCATGTCATTGCGCCGCGGACGCTACCGGATCATTGGGTCAGGTTCCGCTCCTTTGACTGGGGTTCCGCGCGTCCGTTCGCTTGCCACTGGTGGGCGGTATCGGATGGATCACTCAGCGATATTGCGCGCGGGTGTCTTGTTAACTATCGCGAATGGTATGGCATGAAGCCGGGCGAGCCGAACGTCGGGCTGCGCCTCACAGCCGATCAGGTTGCAGACGGCATCGCCGACCGTGAGCGCGACGATCCAGGCGCAATCGTCGGTGTCGCTGATCCCGCGATGTTCGCAGAGGATGGAGGCCCGTCGCTCGCGCAACGCATGACGCTGCGCGGTGTGTCATTCCGCCCGGCCGACAACAAGCGCGTGCCGCAGCGTGGCGCAATGGGTGGTTGGGATCAGTTGCGGGCGCGACTGGTCGGTGATGGCGATGGCAACCCCATGGTGCTGTTCTTCAGCACCTGTCGCGACATCATCCGCACGCTGCCGGCGTTGCAACACGACGATCAGCGGCCCGAGGACCTGGACAGCGACATGGAAGACCACGCGGCAGACTCAGTGCGCTATGCCGTGATGTCTAGGCCATGGACGCGCGATGTTGAGAAGCCGGTCGTCAAGGACTCGTGGATGCGCGCGTTCGAGCGTGCCGAGCAGGCAGACGTGGACGATTGGCGCGTCGCATGAGCAGGCCAGTCTTCCGTTCGGAGGATGTTGCGAGGATCAGTAAACACTGCGCGGCTGCGCTATCTGATGACGTAAGCGACGTGTTCGTAACCACGCGCGATCTAGGTGCGGTGCTGGGTGTTGGTATCGAATTGCCGGACGGGCGGCGACACGCGGTTATGGTGTTTGCAAACGGAACTACTGACGGTGCAGCGGGCCATGTTGCGGTGGATATGCTGCGGGAGTGGATGCAGAGAGTAGGGAGAATCGCGTGAGCGACGAGCTCGTGTATATCGAGCACTATGTAAGCAGTGCACCTCCTGGCGTTAAAGGTGGCCGGAAAAGGCTGTCATCTGAGTTCGGCATGGGAATACATAACGACCCGAGGATTATCCTAGTCGGTTGCAAGAGTTGCAAACGTAACTGGCCGCTATTGATACCAGTGAGGCACGCAAAGGCGTTCTGCCAAGGCATAACATGCGAATGCGGAGTGAGCTGCGAGTCTGGAGATATAACGATCGTCGCCGGTGTGGATAAAGTGCGACGCATCATTCATGGAGGGATATCTTAATGGCGAAGAAGCCGAGCAAGCCGATGCCGATGCAGCCTGGCAAGGGCGGAAAGTGCTGACATGACCGAATACGCAGACACCAGACAAGTGCTGACAGGCGCGCAATTCCGTCGCGAGGTCGGCACCGATTCGCAGAAGTGGGCGCGCGAGTTCCTGGTCGCATACGCCTCCGCGCATTACGACGCGGTGAAGACGCAGGAGGACCGCGAGGCGTTCGTCGCGAACTGGTTCCGTGACGCGATGAACGCAGCCGGCAACGCCGCGCTGGCGCAGGACACGCACGACAGCGGTCGGGTGCGTTATGGCGCAGGGATGATGCAGTTCTAGTGAGCGCATCCGTCACCCAGCTACCGGCCTACAGCGCGCAGCCGCAGCCGCAGCAGCAGCAACGCGGCGCCGTCGTGGACGTGTATCCGGGCGACATGACCGCGCTGCACGAGCGGCTTATCCGCTGGTTTGAGGAAGCCGAACGCGCTAGCACCGACCCGCGCGAGCTGTCTGAGCGCGACCGCGAATACTACGACCACGCGCAATGGACCAAGGCAGAACTTGATGCGCTGCGCCAGCGTGGCCAGCCGCCGGTCGTAATCTCGAAAATACATGACAAGGTTGAGTTGCTGTGCGGCTTGGAGCGCAAGGCTCGCACTGACCCGAAAGCATTTCCAAGAACCCCGCAGGAGGAAGACCGCGCCACCGCTGCGACGCAGGCTTTGAGATACATCGATGATGACAATAACTTCCCAGTGCTGCGCAGCGCTGTGTTCCAGAATATGTTGGTTGAGGGCGCCGGCGGCGTTGAGTGCAGATTAGAGGACGACGGCAATCGCGGCGCGAACATCCGCCTCGATCACGTATCCTGGGAACGGCTGTGGTGGGACCCGCACTCGCGAGCCATCGACTTCGGCGATGCACGCTACCTCGGCATCGTGATCTGGATGGATCGCGATCAGCTTGAGGAGATGTATCCGCACGCCACCGATGCGATCGAGGCGGCATTCTCTGGCCAGATGGGCGGCACGTATGACGACCGTCCCTCGCACGCGACATGGCTCGATAGCCGTCGCGAACGGACGCGCGTCGTTCAATGCCACTGGAATGAGCAGGGAACGTGGTGGAGTGCAACCTTCACCAAGGGCGGCATTGTCGATGAGCCTCGCCCGTCGCCGTTCAAGGATCGCCGCGGCAAGAGTGCGTGCAGCCTGATCCTGCAATCGGCCTATATCACGCGCGACAACTGGAGATATGGCGCCGTCAGGGGTTGGATTTCGCTGCAAGACGAGATCAACAAGCGGCGTAGCAAGTCGTTGCATTTGCTGAGCGTGCATCAGGTGCTGGCCGAGAAGGGCGCGGTTGAGGACGTTGACAAGGCGCGGCGCGAGATGGCGCGGCCTGATGGCTACGTTGAGGTCGTGCCCGGCATGAAGTTCGAGGTGCTGCCAGGTGGGGAACTAGCAACCGGGCAGTTCCAGTTGCTGCAACATGCGACGCAGGAGTTACAGCTATCCGGTCCTAATGCGGCGATGAGCGGCACCGATCCGCGGGAACTCAGTGGTCGCGCGATGCTTGCTCAGCAGGCCGGCGGCGTGGTGCAGAACGAGCCGATGGCTGACTCGCTACGCATGTGGTCGCGGCGCGTCTACGAGATGTGCTGGATGGCGGCGCGGGAGTATTGGACCGGCGGCAAGTGGGTGCGGGTGACGGACTCGCTGAATGACACGAAATGGGTCGGCATCAACCGTCCGGTGACAGTGCAGGACGAACTAGCCGCTATGACGCCAGAGGAACGCGCCTTTGCGATGCGGAATATCTATCCCCCATTGCAGCCAGGCGATCCGCGGTTGCAGCAGGTAATCCGTATTGAGAACGACATTACAGACCTTGACGTGGATATCAGCATCGAGGAAGGCCAGAACCTCCCAACCATGGAGGCCGAAACCTTCCAGACGCTCGTGCAGTTGGCCAGCCTGCAACCTGGGCTGATACCGGGCGACGTGCTGATTGCGGCGTCGTCGCTGCGCAACAAGGCCGATCTGCTGGATAGGATGAAGCAGCACCAGCAGCAGATGCAGCAGCAGCAGGCTGCGCAGGCCCCGCTGGTGCAGGCGCACGCCGAGGCGCAGGTCAAGGCGACGCAGGCCAAGGCGGCGGCTGACGGGGCGCTCGCCGCAGAGAGAATCCACAACATCCATGCCGACTTTTCGGCACCGCCATTCGGCCAGGCCAACGTGGCGCCCGATCCGCCGTCCGCGCCGGGAACCGTCGAGCCGCAGATGCACCCGGTGCTCCAGGCCGCGCATGACGTGGCCGATCTCAGGCAGAAGCAGACCGCATCGCACGTTAACGAGGCCACAGTGCTCCACAAGATGGCCCAAGCTGCGGCTGCGATGCGGCCACCACCACCCCCGAAGGCAGGCAAGTGAGCGAACTGCGCGAAACCGTCGATGCGCTGCGCCAGGCTGTCATCATGCAGGAGTGGGATGAGCAAAAGGCCACTGATGACCTGCTGACCAGCGCACGATGGGCGTTGGTTCGGTGGCAACTCATGCGCGAATTGGACGACGCTATGAATGACGTATTCGGGAGCCGGACGATGCGGCCACCACCACCCCCGAAGGCAGGCAAGTGAACCTAGCCGCAGCAGTCCAGCGCAAGGAACGCCAGCGCGCGAAGCGAGCGCAGGAGTGGCGAGCCGATGCGCAATACGAGGAATGGCGCCGATCTCCCGAGGGTCAGTTAAACGCCGCCCGGCAGGCCGAAGCCACGGCTTGGAACACCGAATTCTGGGTTAAATACATGAAGCAGGCATTCAGAGTGGAAGCGCCATGACCCGCCAAACTGCCCCCTTTGCCACGACGCAAGAGGTTGCCTACGCCGCCGCGCTGGATGCAGTGGACGCAACGACGCTGGCCGCGAGCACTGTCAACTTCGGCCATGTCGTGCTGTCCGGCCCGCTGTCGCTCAGCGCCGCCGACACGATCACGGCGAAGGCCAGCGGCACGCATGTTGACGGAACGCCGCTGACGGCAGGCGTCAACAACGTCAGCACCGTGGCGACGACGAAGGATTCGGTCGTGTTGCCGGCGATGACACCCGGTCAGGTGTGCGTCATTGCCAACTCGGGCACCGCATCGGCCCAGGTGTTCGGCGCGGGGACCAGCACGATTAACGGCGTGGCAACCGATACCGGCGTGGCGCTCGCGGCGGGCAAAACCGGCGTCTACGTGGCCGTGACGGCCGGCAAGATCTTCGGCGGTGCGCTGGCGGCGCTGCTGCTCATGCTGCTTTCGGCTGGTGCCCAGAACACCGTGACGATGGCCGACATTTCCGGCGTGATCGCCTCGGGCGGTGTGGCGCAGACGCTGGCGGCGGCATTCCCGAACCGCCGCGGCTGCGTGGTGCAGAACCTCAGCACGGGCGATCTGTGGATTTCGGACCAGGGAACCGCCGCGGCGTCGCGTCCGTCGATCAAAGTTCCGGCTGGCGCGCAGTTCGCGTGTGGCAGTCCGGCATCGGCGGTCGCACCAGGCGGGGCGCTGAGCATCTTCGGGGCAACGACCAATCAGGCGTTCGCCGGCAGGGAGTGGTAAACGTGGCGGCTAACGAACTCGACGCATTCCTGGCTGATCCGGCAGATGCCGCAGCAGTGCCCCCAGAGGCTCCTGTAGAGGCTCCCGCTGCGCCAGCGGCACCAACGCCGCCCCAGGAGGCCAAGCCGGCCCCAGCGGCTTCCAAGCCCGAGGAAGAGGCCGATACCGAGCCGCCTGCGCCACGCGAGGGCGATGAGATTGTGCCGCGCAATGCCTACGAGGCCGAGAGGCGGCGCAGGCAAGACTGGAAAGAGCGCGCCACCAAGGCCGAGACCGAACGCGAGATGCTGGCGAAGCAGATCGAGGAGCTGAAGCGCGCAGCCGCTGCGCCGCCTCCACAGCCGCATGAGCCTCCCCCACAGCCGCAGATCAGGCTAATCGACCCGACGCAGGACCCGGTTGGGTTCGCCGCCCAGGTGCAGGAACTTGCAGATCAGCGAGCGGCTTTCCGCGCGCACCACATGAACGCCAACTGGTCGGAATATAATCTCCGCAAGGAAATCGGCGACGAGAAGGTGGACCAGCTCATTGTCGATTTCCAGCAGGCGGCAGCGGCTGATCCGACGTTGAACCAGAAGCTGTTCCAGCAGCGCGATCCGTATAAATGGGCGCACCAGCAGCTAGAGACGCTTCGGATGCAGCGCGAGATCGGCGACGATCCGGCGGCCTACCGTGCGCGCATCGAGGCCGAGGCCCGCGCCAAGTGGGAAGCCGAGGCCGAGGCAGCTCAGGCGCCGACGCAGGCGCAGACCGTTATTGCCAATATGCCACGCTCGCTCGCCACCGCGCGCAGCGTTGCGTCCCGCAGCGCCCCGGCATTCACCGGAAGCGCGCCATTGCAGGACATTCTGGGCCATCGTCGCTAACCCGTCGCCGGGGTAATTCCGTCGGGCGTTTACGTGCGTGAAGGGTCGTCGCCGGACCCGCTAAACGGGCGCTGAGCCGCAGCCGAGCTATAGAGGCTGAAGTCGTCGCCGGACTGACGTTTACGGGCGTTGCCAATCCCCCCAAACATCAGGACATGCAATCATGACAGCAACTGCTGACATGGTGGTGACGACTGCTAGAAGCGGTCTAACCCCCAGCCAATGGTCGGAAGATTTCTTCCGAGAGTATATCCGCACCAACCAGTTCACCCGCTACATGGGCACATCCGCCAGTAGCATGATCCAGTTGCGTGACGACCTCACGCGCAAGCCTGGAGACAGCGTGGTGTTCGGCGCCGTCCGGCGACTGACAGCCGCAGGCGTTACCGGCAACACCACGCTGGAAGGCCAAGAGGAGCAGCTAAACGCGCGCTCCCTCAAGGTCTCGGTCGATGTGATCCGCCACGCCGTAGCCGTGACGGACTGGGACATGCAGAAGTCGATTATCGACATCATGCAGGCAGGCCGCGATGGCCTGATGGACTGGGCGCAGGAGAAGATCAGGACCGACATCATCGCGGCCCTCGGTGCAATCACCATCGACGGCAGCACGAGCGGCGCACTTGGCGCTGTCACCGACGGCCAATGCAACAGTTGGTTGACCAACAACCTGGACCGCATCCAGTTCGGTGCGGCGGTTGCGAACAGCGTCTCCTCCGACTGGTCAACCTCGGTGGCGACGCTCGACAATACCGCCGACCTGATGACTGCGGCCACGCTATCGCTTGCCAAGCGCCGCGCTCGCACCGCAAGCCCGCATATCCGCCCGATCCGCATTGACAACGGCGAGGAGTGGTATGTGTGCCTGATGCCGTCGCTGGTGTTCCGCGACTTCCGCAAGGACACCAACGTTATCGCGGCGCAGCAGTATGCCGCTATGCGCGGTGACAGCAATCCGCTGTTTTCCGGTGGAGATCTGCTGTGGGATGGCATTGTCGTGCGGGAAATCCCCGAAATCCCGGTCTATGCGTCTGGCGGGACGAACGCGCACGCTTCGCTCGATACCGCATTCTCGTTTCTCTGCGGTGCGCAGGCGGTTGGCGTCGCATGGGCACAGCGCACCAAGGCGGTGACGAACAATCGCGACTATGGCTTCCAGCACGGCGCCGGCGTCATGGAAATCCGTGGCGTGCAGAAGTTGCGGTTCGGCAAGCACGCCACCGTCGATACGACAACGCCTGTGGACAACGGAGTCTTCACGATCGTGACCACCGCGGTTGCCGACGCATAAGGAGGGATGAATGGCTGACGAACCTCTTACTGACGCTGAAGTCGCCTCGCTCGCGCAGCGAGGCCTGTTGTTCGACAACATCGCGGAGAACACCCAGGCGCGTGATGAGGCTCTGGCACGTATGGCGGCGGCGGCAGAAGGCGCCGACGATGCAATGGCCAGTCGGCTCGATGCGGCGCGAGAGCACGTAGCCGCAAAGCGCAAGGAGATGCTGGCGGAGGCCGCGAAGCCTGCGCCCGCACCGGAACCGAAGCCGGGACCGGAAGCCTGATCTGATGGCAACGGATATCGCGACGCTGGGTGAGAAGGCTTTGCGTAGGCTTGGCGTCGCGATCATTCCAGTGGCCGACCGGCCGATGCTGACGGTGATGGTGCCCCCCGCCACCATAGCAACGGCCGCGTTGGTGGAGCTTGGCGTGATCGCATCCGACGAGACGCCGAGCTCCACCGATCAGGCGCTTGCATTGCAGAAGGTGCAGGCGGTGCAGGCGTCGCTGGCGAGCCAGGCTCTGGTCTGGTGGGACGATACCGGCGTGCCGTCCGCGCTGGTTGAGGAATACACCAAGCTGGCGGCGTCGCTCATGGCATCCAGTTTCGGCAAGAGCGGTGACCCGAACCTCTACGCGATGCTGGAGGGGCGGGTGAAGCGCATGGCGCTGATCCTGTCCGCCAACGACCAGGCTACGGACGCGGTGCAGGGCGTCCACAACGACCTGTTGGCGCGTGGTATAGCGCGGTGGAGTTCGTTGGACATCCCCGAGCAGGTTGGTGATGCCTATGTCCTGCTTGCCGCCAACCAGCTCGCGCCGCTGTTCGACAAGCCGTTCTCCCCGGTGTTCGACCAGCAGGCGAACCGCGCACTGGCGCAGTATGTCTCGCTGCCGTCGTCCGGTGAGCGCGTGCAGATGGAGGCGTTCTAACGTTGGTCCCATCTGGCGAACTCGCCGAAGAGTTTCGCTGCTGCTTCTTTATATGCTGCTATTGCCTCATCGGTGGTGTCGAATGTGCCGAGATAAAGTAACTTTCCGCGATGTCCGATCTTAGCCATGAAGCGGTTTCTAGCGGCGCTTACTCCCTTGATGCCTAACGCATTGTCAGATCGAACGAAACTATTCGCTCGGTTCTGTGCCATGGTAGATGCACGAAGGTTCTCGATCCGGTTGTTTAGTGGGTTGTGGTCTTTGTGGTCGATGATGTTAGGAACTGGTTCGCCGTTTACGTACAGCCAAACTAGGCGATGTGCTCCGAAGATGGACCCATTGAGGCCGATTTTGCGATATCCGTCTCTGTGTGCAGTTCCAGCGCGGAATGTCCCAGCTTGTTTCCCTGCATATCGTAGGTTCCAGGTTAGGAATTGCCGTTGGTTGGTGAACATATCGCGCGGTCTTGGCAGCCAGATGAGTTCGCCGCTTTCAGCGTCATACCGCAGCAGTTGGTGAAGCAAAGTGCGATCGGGTAATGTCTTGAAAGCCATTCTGATCCTCCGCAACAGGGTCGCTTGGTCAGGGCGTCTGAAGCCGTCATCAGCGGCTCAGATGCCCGCTTGCAATGTAGCAAATCCCATAGCGAGACGGCAATGAGTTACCGCTTAAGGTACGCCGGATATCCTTCGACTGCCCTCGGACCGCCTGATCCTGCCGAGTGGGTAGGCCCACCTGGACCTGTCGGACCTCCAGGCCCTCAAGGTAATCCAGGCGATCCGATCGACCTCTCAGGGCTTCCCACCTCGTTGCCTAGCGAACCCGGCATCGAGTGGAACAACGGCGGGATTATCAGCGTATCATGACCGCTTTCTCGATCACCGTTCCATACCTTCGGCCATCGCCGAACTACGTGCCGCGGCGCGATCTCGTGCTGTCGGCATCCGACAGCGTCGAG